GCTCAGCTTCCTTCTAATTCTAGCAACAAGGTTAAAAATGGAGGAGATTTTCAACAGTCATTTACGACAGTTGACCAGACAAAGTCAAACCTTATGAACCTTGTACTTACAAACAGAGGTGAGCGACCTATGCATCCTGAATTTGGCTGTGATGTTTGGAAGTCTGTATTTGAAAATAATACACCTGAACTTAGGCAGGAATTAGAACAGCGTATAAAAAAGCAAGTGGCAATATGGCTGCCTTATGTAGATTTAAAAGGCGTTAAGGTTGAACAGCCAAAGACAAATGAAAATAGAATGAATATAAAAATTGATTGGAATCTGTACAAAGGAAATAGTATGGATATGCAGTCAATAGCTTTAGAGATAGGTGACTTATAATGGCTGACTGTAATTTAGACAATAAAAATATAAGAGATATAAAATATCTTAATAAAGATTTTGGAGGTTTTAGAGAAGACCTTATAAAATATGCAAAGTCTTATTTCCCTGATACATACAATGACTTTAATGAATCATCACCAGGTATGATGTTTATAGAAATGGCTTCATACGTAGGAGACGTTTTATCATACTACGTTGACGATCAGCTTAAGGAAAGCTTGATAATACATGCAGAAGAAAGAGCAAATGTTGTTGACTTAGCAAGAGCTCTTGGATATAAGACAAAACCTTCAATACCATCACTTGCAGAGATGTGCGTTTATCAAATCGTGCCTGCAACTTTTAGTGGTGTAAGTAATGTAAGTCCAGATATGAGATATGCAATGGAGATTGCCGAAGGACTTGTATGTACAACAGGAGATGTAGAATTTATTACTCAAGACAAGGTAGATTTTAAAGCGAGTAGCTCATTAAATCCTACTGAAATAACTGTATATCAAATCGATGATGTAACAGGTGAACCCACTTATTATCTTTTAAAGAAAGAAGTTCAAGCAATGGCAGGTAAATTGGAAACGGAAACATTTACATTTACTGACCCTAAAAAATATAGCAAGATAACATTAGAACCTGACAATGTAGTATCTATTATAGATGTAAAAGATACAGATACAAATAATTGGAGAGAAGTACAATACCTTGCACAAGACAATATATTTGAAGACGTAATAAATAATTGGTCAGCTGACCCTTCAATGTCTGCATATAATTACGATGCACCTTATATTCTTAAATTAAGAAGAACAGGTAGAAGATTTACAACTCATGTGTTACCAAACAACAAAACTCAACTTTGGTTCGGTGCTGGTATATCAACACAGCCTGATGAGCTTATTGTACCAAATCCTAACAATGTTGGTATGGGGCTTCCTTATGGTAACACAGCTCAAAACTACATGAACGGTTCTACATTTATTGATGTTGCATTCGACCCTGCAAATACTATGTTTACACGACAATATGGTGAAGCTCCAAGAGATACTACACTTACAATAAAATACATTGCAGGTGGTGGAATAACTTCTAACGTAGCAGCAAGAACAATTGACACAATAGTTGAATCATCAATGTGGTTAGATGAAGACGGACTTCCTAATTCTACAGTGACAACTGTAAAAGATTCTTTGGCAGTAATAAATTTAAAGCCTGCTGTAGGAGGTCGATCTGCAGAAAAAACAGAAGAAATAAAATATAATGCACTTGCTCATTTTGCATCTCAAAATAGAGCTGTAACACGACAAGATTATGTAGCAAGAGTATATGCAATGCCAGCAAAATATGGTTCAGTTGCTAAAGTTTATTTAGATAAAGATGAAACATATTGGCAGCAAGAGGTAGGTATAAAAGAAATAAAAAATCCATTAGCAATTAACATGTATACACTTGCTTATGATGAAAACAAAAACTACACTCCTTTAACTCCACTTGCAAAGCAAAACCTACAAACATATCTATCTCAATATAGAATGTTAACAGACGCAATAAATATTAAAACTGCTCATGTAATAAACATAGGTGTAGATTTTAGTATTTTGCCAAGACCTGGATATCATAATAAAGATGTATTGTTAAGATGTATAGATAAATTACGATGCATATTTAATTCTGATAACTGGTCAATTAACGAACCTATTATACTTCCAAAAGTTGCAACAGAACTTGATAAGGTTGAAGGTGTACAAACAGTTAAGAACTTAAGAATATTTAATCTTTATGATAAAGACTCTGGATATAGCGGAAATATATATGATATAAAAGGTGCTACAAGAGAAGGTGTAATTTATCCTTCAATGGACCCAAGTATATTTGAGGTAAAGTATTTAGACAAAGATATTAAAGGTAGAATTGTGGGATACTAAAAATGATATATTCAATAAAATCAAAATTTGACACAACAATATACGAAAAGCTAAAAGACGGCATATATTCATCTAGTGTTAATACAGGAATAGACGAAGTACTAGAACTTGAAAAGGTTGTGTCGAGCTCACTAGGCACTGGTCCTTTTAATTCTAGAATACTAATTAAATTCGACATACCAAAAACAGTAGAATCCTCATCACAGGAAATAAAACCAAAAGGTGCTGTAACGTCATATCTTAATTTATATTCTGCAGCACCTGAAAACTCAGTAGCAAAAGCAACAACTTTACATGCATCTCCTATTTCACAATCATGGTCGCCAGGACTAGGACGAAAATCAAATAGGCCTTATACAACAGATGGCTCTAGTTGGAAACATGCACATGGAATAGCTTACCCAACCTGGTCAAATCACAATGGAACGCCGGCACCAGGAGCATCCATAACAACAGGTCCTTCGCTTAATATAACTGATGCAAGAATCACAATGCCAACGCATAGTTATCAAAGATTCGACCTTAGACTTGATGTAAGTCACATTGTAGAAAGTTGGACAGGTTCTGTAATTCCAAATCATGGTTTTGTAATAAATAGACGAACTACCCATGAGACAGGTGGAGACAGACATACTCATCTACAGTTTTATTCTAAAGATACACACACAATATATGAACCTAGGTTAGAATTTTGTTGGGACGATTCAACATGGAACACAGGTTCACTTACAGAGCTAGATACTTCCGATGGTTCTTCATTTTTTATATACACTAAAAACAATAATGCTACATATGAATATGGAACAAAAGCTAAATTTAGAATTGTAGGCAGAGAAAAATATCCTGTTAAAACATACGGTACTACATCTACAGAACTAGCTGTTAAGTATTTACCTTCTGGTTCAGCATTCTATTCAGTTAAAGACCTTAAAACAGGTGAAACAATAATACCTTATGACCATACCTTTACGAAAATTAGCTGTGATTCAGTTAGCAACTTTTTTGAAATATATACAACAAATCTTTCTGCTGAAAGATATTATCAATTAGAAATAAAGGTCTATGAAAGTGGAAGTGGTTTACACACACCAATTGGATATTACCCAATAAAAGATGTATTTAAGGTTGTTAGATAATGGCACATAATAAAAAGAAAATAATAAGAACTCAAAAGTTCACCAAAGGAAAAGACAGGTCTATTCTTATTAGAGGTGAAAGAGTAAGTCCCATTAAATCAGCTACAGGAATTATAGCAGACTCTCTTTATTCTGACAAGTCATATCAACTACGAGAGCAATTTGAATTTGATATTGATAAAGATAATCCTAGAAGTGATACAGGCATAATAATATCTAGAGAAAATATAGATAACTGGAAATTAGAAATAGCATCTGCCAGATACATCTTCGATAAAGACACATCAGAGAGATTTGGTGATACATCATTTTCAGAGCTGTTACCTCAAAGACCAGAAATAAGATATGGCGCACCAATAATTGACCAGTTTGAATATGAAAACTGTAGATATTATATAGCTGATAAAAATAAAGGTGGCGCAAACAAACTTGCAGCTGACTTAGGTGAAACACATGTTTTATCATTATCTGCAAATGACACTCTTGTTATGGTGTGTAACGCATATAACTTTGAAACTGAAAAACGTGGTAAAGATAGAGAAACACTACAGTTTACTTGGTATTTTTCTGCTGATGTAAACAGAAACTTTGATACTGACACTCAAAATAAAGTTGTGGGCAAAGGAAGAAAGCTAATATTAGAATCAGCACAAAGAGCACAGACAGGAAGATATTGGTGTGAGGTTTCAAACGACAAAGGAACTACAAAGACAGTTCCTGAATATTTAAGCGTATGGAGACCAGGATATATAGAACAATTATTTGGTGGTGAAAAAAATGATATACCTTTAGGAAAATATCAATGGGTAAATAAAGGAAAAGATTATGATGTAACAAATCCACCTACAGGTAATTATAAAGACTATATAATCGAAGAAGAAAAGTGGGCAAGAATGCAGTGGAATGCAGAAGCAAATTCATTTGAAAGAGCTGATATAGCTAGACCTAATTCAGGTGTAGGCAAAAGACCGTGGAACTCTAATGATAAAATAAATTGGATTAAAAATAATTCTATGAAAGGAAATACAATAGAATCTAATTTACAAAGAAAACAAGGATATTGGAAATATAACGATAATGCAACAGTATATTGGTCAGACAGTCAAGGTGTTTATTCATTTCCAAATGCTCCAACATATTATGACCATAGAGAAGACATGGGATATGAAAGAGATTGGTCAGATATAGAAACATATAACAGAACTGAAAACAACCCATATATATTAGAAAGCGATACAATAACGGCGTATTAAAATGGATAGAATAGAAAGATACAAACCTGAAGATTTAAAAAATATACCTAGCAAAAAGGTGTTTACAAACTTTGCTCAAGGTGATGCCGACAATGTAGAGTTGCATGTATACGGAGGCGACACACTATTAGCTTCTAATTATAATATAGAATCTTTCAGAATTGATAGGTATATAAAGAAAGGCAGAAAAAGAAAAAAGCCAAGAGTAGAACTTGATATACATGATGACATAAGAGATTTAGGATTTTTAAGCGGTGTATATAAAGTACAATATAATTTTCTTAGAGACATACTAGGTTCTGCAGATGAAAACAATGGACTTCATATATCTGAAATTTCACCATCACGTACAGAAGTTAGAATAAAGACAACATCAAATGATTCTGAGTTTCTAGAAAAGTTTGAAGAACTCCAAGAAAAGAATGTTGAAGATTTTGTAGATGAAGGATGGCAAGATTTATTGGCCAACTTTGGAGAAAACAATTTATCTATAATTACAAATTGGATGTCTGATGAAGATGATGGAATACTTATAAAACTTTATGAACCTTTACCAACTAACTTTCAAGTAAAAGACCAGCTTTGGATAACTAAAGAAGTAGTAACATCACATACAGAAACAATTAAACTTATACCTGCTCAAAAACCTAAACAAGGAAGTGACATTGCTGGTCCTAACTTTACAATAGAGGTAGGTAATTCAGGTGGTGAATCTGGTTGGGAAACTTGGAATTCGATATTAGGTACCAACTCAACAACAAAGCAAAAACTATTAAATAAATACATTTCTGGTTCTGCATACAAAAATACAGAATTAAATATAGACTATCATTATTATAATAATTTTATACATTTTTCTTCTGCAAAAGAAAGACTAGAAAACTTTAAATTTAAACTTGGACTTATAGAATACTATGACGGTCAGTTGCTTACTCTTAACAACATGGCATCTTCTTCTTATTATAATACAAAAAACATTTCTGATTATACATTAAAGAAAGAAGAAGTAATACAAGGATTTGATGGATATGAAAACTATTTATATTTTGAATCGTCATCTTATCAAGCAGATACAAATGGTAATGGAATAAGACTTGAAAGAACATGGCCTAAAACAAACTCAACACAACCTTATACAAATGCATTAATTGGCTCAGCTGCAGCAACAGCATGGTTTACATCTCAATCGACAGTAGCTCTTGATTATGATGTAATGAATCCTCATAATTTAGAAAATGTAATACCTTTCCATATTAGAGAAAGTGAAGATAACGCAAACTACTTATTGTTTGTTAACATGA